GGACCTGGGGCTTAGATGCTCAAACGCTGGTAGTAAATCCAGTAAGCTATGACCGTAATGGCATACCCAACTTTAGTAGTAGCTTGGTTATAGGCTATTTTGCCAAACAAGAATTAGCAGTAGATACAACAACTATAAATGTAGTTAATGCGGCATTAGGCACAGTGAATATTACTATCCCAGCAAACTTATACACAGGACCAATTATTCCCGACGCAAGAAAGAATGTTCCAATCACAATCGTAGGTGTAACTTGGACGACAGCAGGCACACCAACACAGGTCAATAGTCATCGTTGGGCATTTATTCAGTGCTACGAACCGGATGTCACTATTGGTAATCCTATTTTAGACGCAGGCTACACAGCACTAACAATAGCCTAAGGAGTTTTATGGCAGATATTACCGTAACAATTCCCAATAGCACATTTACCGTAGATACTATCAGTAATGGTATCGAAGTAACAACACCCACTAGTGTAGAAGTCAATGTTGATTCAAATTCAAATACTATCGACATAACAAATACGCCACAACAGATAACAGTATTGACTAGTGGCACATTAAACATTACAACAACAGACACAGATAGATTAGTCGCAGGCAGTAATCAAGTAATATTAAACACCAATGCCACAATGACATTTCCAAATAATGTCATTGATTTCGGCAGTCAAACAGCAGATTTAAAAAGTAGTAGTTACAGTGAATTATGGTATCGCAACGCCACAGCTACACCGCCGCCAGGACAGGGCATACAAACTTATATTTGGGCCTGGGAAAATCAAGCAGGCATCGCTGTTGAAAGTGTAGATAACGGATATAAAGAATGGTATTTCAATGCCAACGGCACAACACAATTTCCCAGTTATACATTTCCATACGCAGATGGCACAGCCAATCAAGTATTAACTACCAATGGATCTGGTATATTAAGTTGGACAACAACAAATCCAATAATTACATTAACAACTTCAACAACCGCGGCAAATCAAGTCTTAGATAGTTTTAGTGCAGCCACATATAGAACAGCAAAATATTTGGCAAGTATATCAAGTGGTAGCAGTTATCAAGCCATAGAAATATTAATTACTCACGACGGCACTACCGCTGTACAAGCAATATATGGTGATTTACCCACAAGTACAAATTTAGCCGCATTCTCAGTAGATATAAACGCAGGTCTCGTTAGATTATTAACAACACCAGTAAATGCGGTTACAGCATATAAAGTAACAAGAACCACAATAGTGGTATAACATAAGGATAATGAATTATGGCAAACAAGAATTTTAAGGCACGAATCGGTATAGAAGCACCGTTGATAGCCGCAGATAACGGCACAACAGCAATCACACTCAGCGACAACGATGTAACAGTGGTAGGTGATTTAACTATTACAAGTAATACTATTAAATCAAGCACAGGTGCAACAGCAATATCATTAAGCAGTGATGATGTAACTGTAGCAGATAGATTATTCGTTGTTGGTAATATTATAGGCAGTAATGGCGGATATACAGCACTAACATTTAATCAAAATGATGTTACTGTAGAAGGTGATCTAACAGTTACAGGCAATGACATTAAATCAAGTAGTGCTACAGCAATTACATTAAGTGGTGCAAATGTCACAGTGGCAGGCACTTTAGAAGTAGATGGTAATCAAATTAAAGCCAGTGATGGAACAACAGCACTTACATTATCCGCCACAACTGGTAATGTTGCGGTGTCAGGTGATCTAGCAGTTAATGGTGCTACCAGTGCAGATATTACAACAACTACAACAACTGCGTCAGTGTTCAACACCACAGCAACAACGGTAAATGCCTTTGGTGCAGCCACAACAACTAATATTGGTGCTAAAACTGGTTCAAGTATTATCAATGGCACAAATAGATTTACCAGTCCCATAGTCTATGGATTTTTAGGCGGCGCAACAAGTTCTGGTCGTGGCTATATGCAAAGCAATGGTAATACTGGTAGTTTTTCAAGTGCAAGAAATAACTTAGTAATGCGAACATTTCCCACTGCTACTGCTACCAGTGCTAGGGGTGGTTTAATTTTTGAAAATTCCAGAGGCAATGAAACCACCCCTGTAGCATTGGCAACAAATGATTTAATTGGTGAACTCAGTGCCACAGGTTATGCAACAAATGGCTGGGTTGGTGATTATGTTACTGCTACTCCAGGCACAGCCTATTTTACTGCCACAGAAACATGGGTTAATACAGGTGGTCCTTATCCCACAGCAGGCACTGTAACCAATGCTGGCACTGGATATATTGTATCATTACAACCAACTGCCACAAGCCTTGCTACTGGCAATACCAGTAGAATAAATGTATTAAATATCAATCCGCAGACAAGTGCTTTAAGAACTGATATATTTAATGTAAGTGATAAAACCAATAATCGTAATTATATTGAAACAACTGGCACATTTGATTATAGCCAACCATTAGGAGTCACAGCCAATCTATTAAACACTAACACAGCGGCTGGAGCCAGCGTAGGCATTACCACTAATTATAGAGCCACCAGTGGTGGAGCATTAACATTACCGCAGAATACTAATAAATTAGGCAACTTCCGTTTTAACAGTTATCAAGATACTAGTGGAACTTATGCTCTTGCTAGTCAGGTTCTCGCCGAAGCCACTGAGAATTGGACTTCAACGGCTAATGGCAGTAGAATTAGTTTTCTTGCTAATAAACAAGGACAGAATTGGAGCACAGGACATACTCAAGTGGCAACATTTAGTCCTGAAACAAGTAATTTCAGCAGTGATACATTTACCATTGAATCAAATGCTGGCACTGACTATGCTGTGTTAAATGCCAATACTGCCAAATTTAATGTTCCAGTTACCACTGAACTTACCACTACAACAATCAGTGAAGGCACAACTTACACACCAGCAGCCACAGTAGATAACAACATCAGTGTTCAAATTGATACACTTGCTGGCGGCACTACTGTCATTGACTTGGCAAGTTTAACTGGAAATACACGAGGTGCTAGTTATAACATATTAGTGTTTAATAACACTGCCAGCGGCACACCTATACAAGTTAAAAATACAAGAATTAACAGTAATAATTTAATGACACATACTATTACCGCAGGCGATAGAATTATAATCAATGCGTATGTCGTTGGCAATTACGCCACCGCTACTCATTTAGTTGTAGCATAAAAGGAACATAAAATGGAATTCACATTGAAACAATTATCTTGGATCGTCATAGGTAGCCTAGGTCTAGGTGGTAGTGGTTATATGAGTATGAATTCTAAGATAGATGAACTGGACAAAAAGACTGCTGTTATACACGCCAACAGTGATAATCAAAATAAAATGTTAGAACGCATTGAACAGAAGTTAAATGCCAAATAAGGACAGCATTATGCAATATCAAAGACAACTACCAGAACGCGGAATGAGAACTAAGACTAATCGTAAGAAACCGAGACCAGGGAGAAAATAATGCCAATAAAAAAAGCAACAGGACCCAGAGGTGGAAAAGGATTTAAGTGGGGAGATTCAGGTAAGGTATATCCTACTAAGAAACAAGCCGCCGCTCAGGCCGCCGCCGCTTACGCTTCAGGCTATAAAAAGAAGAAGTAAAGTGAGTCGCATATCTAAATAATGATATGAGCGAAATAAGAAAGAAATGGAGTGGTGACTTCCCCCGTCCAGAAGCACCTGATCAAGTACTAAGCGCACTAGTAAAATGGGTTCCCGACAGCAGTAAAAGGTATTCAACTATAAATGGATATGAACCTAATAATATTACAGCCGCTGTAGCTTGGACTAAAATACCTGAAGACTTGGTTGCCAGTGATGCTTTCATTTATCGAGATAAAAAAACTGGATTATGGATACAAGCAGTTGGGTATCCACTTATTACCCGAGAACAAGCACAGTCTTGGATAGATCTACAAATCAGTGCTGGAGCACAACGAAGTTGGTATAATCAATATGCACAACCGCGCTTACCACAAAAACCATATACGCTTAAAGAAATTCACGCTAAAACAAATGACAAAGTAACTTACATAGAAATGCTGGCACATCAAAATAAATTTATGTTAAATGGTATAAACCTACTTGACCTAAATCCCTTGGGACAACCCAGGGACATTGATGTATTTGCTGAACCTCCTGAAAGACCAGTTTATACCAAGCGTGATCCTAGTAAATTTACATTTAGGCGTAACAGTAAATTCATTATGACACCAAAAGGTGTTTATCAAAGTGTTAGTGCCGCGGCTGGAGACATGGGTATGAGCTTCTGCGGACTTACCTATCATCTTAAAAAAAATAGTCCTGGATACGGCACTATCACCGAAGAAGAATACTTATCGAGAGTAGCAGAGTTAAATAACAATGAGGCTACAGAGTAGCCTCATTACTGTTAAAATAACTTTAGCCCCGTTTGGCAACATTCGGGGCTTTTTTTGGGTGAATAATTGCTTGATAAGTCGTGCTTTTTAGTTTATAATACTAAATACAATATAACATTAAAGGAGATATGTATGTTTGAACAAAAATATTTTGACCACGAAAAAGAACGCAGAGAAGCCCTGGCTTGCCATAATATCGCACTATGGTATAAAATCTACGAAGAACAACTACGCAGAAATGAATATTACTTCAATCTAATGATTGAGGATGATTATCTTCGTTGTACTCGGGACTTTTAATGGCTAAGACTACACTTTATACCCTGGCATTTGATGCTGCCGAAGGTCCAGTGGTATTTTATGTTGGACACACAAATAATATACAACGCAGACGAGCAGAGCACTTAAACAATCCGTTTAATTCAAATCATTTAGAATATGACACTTACAAATACCGTTGGTGCAGAGATTTGGATGCATTAGACATTCCCTATGTTCTTACACCGGCACACGAAATTGAAGATGATGAAGACAGCGAATATGCTTGGATATTGAAATTTGCTAGATTTAATTTACAACAAGGCATAAGTTTTATTGATGGTTATCCTTTGACCAATATGCGAGCAGGAGACTTCTTAACGGAACTTATTGCTATTCCAGAAATTGAAACCGCTGAAGATATTCGTGAATATAGAAACGCTAAAGCGGTGCGTGAGATTATGTATTCGCGTGATGGTGGAGGCACTGGCGAACATACTGCTCAGGGTGCAAAGCACATTGAAGAGGCACACCAAATTGCTGAACAGTTGGCTGCAAAAGAAAGGTATGCCCAAACAAAGAAGATTACACGCACCAGTAATCCAATGAGTGAAGAAAGTGTGCGTAAAGCCAATAGCCTATTACTAAAGCGTGAGTTAGAAGAAGGATGTATGTTATGGGAAGAATATAATGATGAAATGATTCGCATTGGTTATCCAGAATGGACAGAAACTAAGCCTCAATTAAAATATTAAGAGATAAATAGTTGTGTAGTGCAATGCTACACGTTTCTCGTAAAAACATCTTAAACCAACAATCCTCGGTGAAGCCGAGGATTCGCGGTGAGTAAAGAGTTAAGATGCTTTACTACCGTCCATATTAAGTATGGTGGGCCTACGAGAAACGAAGTTGATACTTCCAGGACCGAATAACCTAATAGGAGAAGTATGACTAAACCAGTCAATAAAGTGACATTAGAAAATTTAGAGTCGCGAATTAAAGTTCAAAAGTCTAAACTTAATGAACTGCAAAAGAAATATGCCAATGAAACCAATGAACAGATCAAGCAGATTTTATACAACGATATTCAAAATGTTGAAAGTGATATCAATGATCTAAGCATAGAGCGTGATGCAATTTTAGAGTCTAAAAAGAAAAGTGCTAGACAAGTTTTGGATGATGTTATCAAAGATAATGAAATTGCTTACATTGCCAGTGATGACAAATATGTACTAATACGCAATTACAGTGACACTGAAAAGCGTGTAAATTTAGCGGAAAAGACATTAGCAAAAGAAAAGATTATTGGTGTTCTTAATGTATTATCAGGCATTAGTGGCACATTTGATGATCTTAACAGTGTGGAAATACGCCAGTGTTTTGAACGCAATAAGAAAAGTTTTTTGATTAAGACTAGTAGTTTTGATAAAACCAAATGGCGTGAAAAAGAAGTATATAATACTATTTTACAACAGAAAAAGTTTTGGGCACCTATATGGAAAAATGAAGCAACTCAAGAACTTATCACAGATAATTATGACACAGCTTTTGATGATGTATTGTTTAGTTTGGCAGGTGGCAAGGCTGAGAACATTGAATACATTGAAAAATGGGTAGCATTTAAGAGACTGTATCCAGAAAAATGTAAAATTACTCCAGGCATCAATATCACAGGTGTTCCTGGCGGTAATGGTAAAGGTATGTTTGGACAGATACTTACTAGTATTTTCACTGACAAGGGAGTAAGCACAGTTAAAGCAAAAAACTTTACAGGCGGCTTTAATCAAATCTTAGAAGGCAAAGTAATTGGCATTTTAGATGATGAAGATAAAAATAAGTTTCCGCACAGCGAACTAAAACAAGTTGCTGGTAATCAAAGCATTGTTATTGAGCCCAAGGGTGTTGATGCGTACAGCGTAGATAGCACAGCCAATATCATTGTATTTGATAACACAGGATTGGTTAAACTTGTAGGTGGTGGTAGCAGTGGTGAAGATAGACGCTGGGGTATTATTATTACTAACAGCACGTTGTTAGAAACACTGATAGACAAATATCAAATTGACATGGATCAAGCAAGAAGTTTAGCAAAATGTTACAGCGAACAGATATTTGATGATAGAATTGAATGTGGTAAATGGATCGCACATCTAATACGAAAGTATGATGTATTGAATATGGATGTACTAGCCCCATTACACGGCGTAGATTATTCGGCTAGATTAGCAGAACAAAAAGATGAATGGACAGAGATATTTGATCAAATACTGCCCATTATTGTTAATCAAGGCTTTATACCATTCAAGTTTATCAAAGAAATAGTTGAAGCAACTACTGGTGAAAAGATTAGAAAGCCGGCTACTTTAAGTAAAAAGTTTGATGAGTATATGACACGCAAAGGTTTTAAAAATGTAGAAGCCGCAGAAATTAATTATAAAATTGGTTTTGGTGCGATGAGTCCTGTGCAAAAAGATAAAGGCAAAATTCGTAGAATTGATGCTACATCTACAATTTTTGATTATAAACTAATCAGCAATGCAATGTATTCTAAAGGCAGTGTAATCTCCAAAGACACACTACAAATTAGAGACTTTGAAACGCTACAAGCAGTAGATAACGATGAAGAAGAAGGCATTTTTAGCAGAATGCAAAATCAACCTCGCTACCTCGCTACCTCGCTGACTGACGAAGATTATGAGTAAAATCAGCATTACAGGTGCCTTAAAGGCAGATTTTACCAATGACAAGTCAGCGAGGTTAAAATTGCTAACCTCGCTGAACCTCGCTGACTTTAAGGAGAAATATGAAATTTAACCTATATAAAAACATAAACGAAGCATACATACACCCAGATGTTGTTGTGGATTGTAGTTTTGAAGATGTTGTCAATATCTTAAAAGATAGCCAAGAACTTGTCAAAGACAAAGCGGATCCAATGATGTTTAACTTATGTTCGTGGATTGACGACTTTACTAGTCCGGAACACAAGCAGGGATTTATACGCAGATGCAAACCAAATGTTAGTCAAATTTACGCATTGTTATTGGACATTGACGGAACACGCACACTGGAAGATGCTGTCACAGAGTTCTTAGATTATGAGTTTTTAATCTATAGTACTTACAGTAATAGCAGGGATAAAGAAAAATTTAGATTGGTGTTACCATTAAACACAGCACTGACTAGATTGGAATTTGATCAAAGACATGATAGTATGTGTGCAACATTTGATGTAGATCGTGCAAGTTTTACTATTAGTCAAGCGTTTTACCTGCCTTGTTATACTGATGACAATGCCGCAGAAAGTTTTATACATTGGAATCAAACTCCAAAAAGATATGAAGCATTGTTGTTAGCAGTTAAAGAAATTAGCACTAATATTGTAGAAGGTCCCAGACTAGGTGAAATTGATCCTTTGGCACCCAGTATATACAAAACGCTGTTATCAGGTAATAACATGCGTTATGCAGATGCACTACCCTTGGCAGTTGTTTGCAAAAGCAAAGGCCTGGGATATTTGGAGTTTAGAGACATTATTAACACTATAGCTGGCAGTGACAGCAGTCTGCGTAACGGCGTGGCGGATGTGGATAAAATATGGCAGGAAGCGTATTCTACACATGTTAGACATACAACAATGATTACACTGATGCAGAGATTAAACTGCGATATGTGGAGATGGACGACAAATGAAATATAAAATACAAAACATTATAATATTAGAAGAACTGGAAAATGAAACAGTACATGATATAATATACCATGAACTCACAGAACAGGAATTTTTAATGAAATACTTAAAAAATCCTAGACTAACTTATTGGACTGTAGATGAAGATACTGGAACAAAACATCATTATCGAGATGGCCGATTAATGGTTACCATACGTGATGGCATTGTAGTCAATCATACTATGAAAAAATACCCATAACTACGCATTTATTGATAAAACAACTAAATACAAGTATAAGGAATAAAGATATGCAGATCCCAGAAGAAATTGAATTTATGTCGCAGACCTGGTCAATAAGATCAGCCACGGCACGAGAACTCACAGACTGTCTAGGCTTATGTGATCCACAGACAAATACAATTATAGTGTATCCAGGATTACCTGACAGCGTTATGACGCAGACCTTGATGCACGAACTGGTTCATCTAATAGAGATAACATTAAATCAATGTCTAACGGAACAACAGGTAGATACCGTGGCTCTAGGCCTAATACATTTATTCCGAGCTAATCCTGGCTTATTGACATTACTTGAAAGGCCGGAATAATGCCAGCACATGGACCACAACATCATAAAAGTCCTGGCTATAAACAAGTTGGCTCATGGGGCTGGGATGATGATAGACTATGGAGTAAAATAGATAAGACACCAGACTACAATGGCTGTCATAATTGGCAGGGTGCAATGTCGCCCACGGGAGGACTTATGGGTGCTTGGAAAACAGATGGACATCAGCAAATGACACAAAGTCGTAGATTAGTTTGGATGAGTATAAACAATGAAGATGTTACACCATATAGTGTTACATTGACTTGTGCTAACCAAGCGTGTTGCAACCCAGAACACTTTCAAATTAAAAAGAATAATAGGCCACCAAGAGTATGATGGAAACTAGAATAAGTCAATATGCATTTGCTGGCATGGATGAAGAAACAGAAACAGAATTAAAAGAAGTATGTAAAAGGTTTGCTCGAGACATGCGCTTTGATTTTGAATATGAATATTATAGTGTGTATTTTGAAGAAGAGGCTTGGACATTGGCAAACCTAGCAATGCCCAATATAGATATATTTTTGAAGAAAGTTCATTGATGGCACGACCTGGAGCAGAAATTTTATTATCTACACAACTTGATGACTTTACGGGTTGTGATATATTATTAGCACCAGGACTATGGGCTGTGTTATACAAACAACAACCTATAAACTTAAAAACAAGATACTGGGGTGAGCGTGGTGAATTAAAGAAATATCTAAAAGTAGTGTATCCCAATGCAAAGCCAGCAGAGAATTTAGCAAAGAAGTTAAACCGAGACTTCTTTACTGACGACTTTTCAGTTAAGAAAATTATATAAATATGAAACAACAATTTAATATCATTGACACAGAAGATTATAAGTTAAAACTTACCAAGTCTTGGGTGCAGGCCACTGAAGTATGGCACATACAAATACAAAGTCAAAGCATATTTGACAATAGGTTCGAGATGTTTTTAACACACGAACAACTTAAAACATTTAAGGACAGTCTATGAAATTAGCAACGCAAACAGAATTAGAAATAAAATTATTAGAACAGCAAGTACGATTCTACTTGATTGTTAATGGCATATTAGGTGCCAGTATGTTTATTGGAATAGCAATGTTATTATATAAAATTATGAAAGCGATATTTGCATAATGAGTCAAGGTAAAGCAGGTCCTCAATGGGGTGAAAAGATTGTGTCTGGCATAATTGTTGGACGCAATCAAATAGTAGTGCCGCCTCAAGAAGTAGAAGACCTTGCACAAATTGGTTGTAGTGACAGAGACATTGCTGAATGGTTTGGCGTCACAGAATCAACATTACGCTATAACTTTAGTGATTATCTAATAAAAGGACGCGGTTGCTTAAAGCAAACATTACGCAGAGCACAGCTTCAAACTGCTCTCAGCGGTAATCCTACCCTACTTATTTGGTTAGGCAAGAACATACTTTTACAAAGTGATAATCCTACAAACACAGTTGATACAAAACCATTACCTTGGACAGATGAAAGTCTAGAACAAACATTTGATGATGAAGATATAGATGAGATCAAAGACAATCTCAAAGAAGAATTAAACACATTAGATGCCACTGAGTAAGCCACAACAACTTATAGCAGAATGTCCAATAAGATTCCGTGTGGTAGTAGCAGGGCGTCGTGGAGGAAAAACTTTCTTAAGCATGAGAGAACTTTGCCGTTATGCCAGTCAGCCTAATAGTGTTGTATGGTACTTGACTAACAGTAGGCAACAAGCAAAAAGTTTAGTATGGGATAAACTTAAAAATAAACTTAGAAGTCTGCGTTGGATTAAAGATACAAATGAAAGCGAACTTACTATATCACTTGTGAATAATTCTAAAATATGTTTGAAGTCAGCAGAGCAGGGTGATAATCTTAGAGGTGAATCTTTGAACTTTATTGTCATTGACGAGTTTGCTGACATTGATTTAGATATAATTTGGAATCAAATTATCCGTGCTAGTCTCAGTGATAAGAAGGGACACGCACTATTCATAGGCACACCTAAAGCAGGTAATCAAACTGCTCGTGACTTATATGACAACTATCTTACTAAAAAAGGTTGGATGAGTTTTTCATACACAACCATTGATGGTGGATTTGTTGATGCTGAAGAGATAGAGCAGGCCAAACAGGATCTAAGTCCTAAAGTATTTGCACAAGAATATTTGGCAAGTTGGGAACAGTTTGCTGGTGTTATTATGTATGAATTTGGCGAACATAATATCACAGAAGTAGCCAAGCCCATGGAATATGAAACATTAGTAGTAGGATTGGATTTCAACGTTACGCCTTTATGTGCTCAAGTAGGCCGCAATACCAGTCGAGGTATTGAAATATTTGATGAGATTATTTTAGAAAATTCTAACACTAATGAGTTCTGCGATGAACTGCGTAATAGATATCCTAAAAATCCTATAACAATATATCCAGATCCTGCAGGACAACAACGCAAAACAAGTGCTAATGGCAATACAGACATTAAGATTTTAGAGATGGCAGGATTTACTACACGCTATCATCGTAGTCATCCGTTGGTCAAGGATAGGATCAATGCTTGTAATAGTTTATTCTTTCTGCGTGAAGATAACACTACAAGATTTAAAATAGATCCTCGTTGCAAACATACTATCAAAAGTTTAAGAAACTGGAGTTACAAACCAGAAACAATGGTCCCACAAAAAGATGGATGGGATCATGCAGTGGATTCTTTAGGTTACCTTATTGAATTCTTATATCCTATACAGAAGCCACAACAACGAGTTGCTCCGAGAGCATTCGGGCATCAACTTGCATAAATAACATTACTAATATTGGAGCCTAAAATATGGCAGAGTTACAAACATTTCAAAATGCCTATTTACAGGCAACAGCAGGCAATACAACCTATAGTCGCAATCAACTAAGATGGCAATTCTTATTGGCGAGCTTTACAGGTGGTCAAGCGTACAGAGAAGGTGCGTATCTTCAGCGTTATGCGTTAGAGAGTGATAGTCAATACGCTGTAAGATTAAACAATACACCGCTAGATAATCAAGTAAGAAGTCTAATCAGTCTATACACAAGTTTCTTATTTAGAACAGAACCTAAGCGTGAGTTCGGTAGTTTAGAAAATAACTTTACCATAGAAGATATATGTAAAGACGCTGACTTAGATGGACGCAGTCTAAATGCGTTTATGAAAGATGTAGCACAATGGAGTGCGGTATTTGGGCATGTCTGGATAGCAGTTGCTAAACCTGATGTAGGTGCAATTACTATGGCAGACGAACAAGCAATGAATGCCCGCCCATATTTAAGTATGTACAATCCACTAGCAGTCACAGACTGGCGTTGGGCTAGACAGCCTAATGGCGGTTATCAATTAGAATATATCAAGTATGTTGAAGAAGTAAATGGCACTGAAACTGTGGTCAAAGAATGGACATATGATACAATTACAACTTATAATCTAAACACACAACAAGAGCGTGTTATAGATATGACTGTAGAAGTAAATGGACTGGGATATCTACCTTTCGTATGTGCGTATGCCGAGCGTAGTCCTGTTAGAGGCCTAGGTAATAGTTTAGTTGATGACATAGCGGATCAACAGCGTATGATTTATAACGAGTTGTCAGAAGTATATGATAGTATTCGTTTAGATACACACCCCAGCTTAGTAGCAACAGCAGGCACAAATGCTCAAGGAGCAGCCGCTGGACAAGTTATTACTATGGAAGAGAATTTGGATCCTAACTTAAAGCCATATGTTCTACAGTTCGAAGGCGGACAAATTGATAAGATTTATACAAGTATCAACAATCGTAAAAAGATGATTGATAGTATGGGTAATGTTGGTGCTGTAAGAGCAACAGAAACTCGTGAGATGTCCGGCATAGCAATCGAAACTGAATTCCAATTATTAAACGCAAGACTAAGTTCTATAGCAGACAATTTAGAATTAGCAGAAGAACAAATATGGAGTATAATTTACACATATATGGGATATGCTTGGGATGGTGAAATAGATTATCCGGATAACTTTGCGTTAAAGAATACAGATCACGAATTGGCTCACTTAAAAACAGCTAGTGAGATTATTCAAGATCCTGTTAAGCGTCTATTGATAGAAAACGCAGTTATGGAAACTATCGACATCGAAAGTCCAGAGCACGAATTACTAGAAGAACAAGCAGAACAACAAGGCTTACCGGAGCCCGACGAAGATGAGATAACAAGAACTTATCCAGACGGCACACCTATAAGTCCAGAGCTACCTGAAGCATATGACTTGGCTACAGGCGCAGAAAACTGTAAGAACTGTGGATACTATGTAGAAGGTCTATGTACTAGATGGAACAACGCACCAGTTAAAGCAACTTGGTGGTGCGCCGCTTGGGAACCTATGACAAATATTTAATAAAAATATATAAATACAATACGGGAGAATTATCTCCTAAAATATAAACTCTAAAAGAGGCGAGGACAACGATGACCCAACAAGAAACATCGGCAACAGAAGGCACTGATACTTCTCAAAATGATAATCAGGCAACAGAGAAAACTTTTACGCAGGCAGAAGTAAATGCTATTCTAGCTAAGACTAAAACACAGTTAGAAAAGAAGTATGTCAGCAAGTATGAAGAACTTGGAGATCCAGATACTCTAAAACAAATTGTTAGTGAGCATCAAAAGATTCAACAAGAGCAACAACTCAAGCGTGGAGAGTTCGATCGTGTAATATCCGAATTAGCGGCCAAGAAGGACGCAGAAATTCAAAAAAGGGATAAAGTAATAGAAAGCTTTAAGGTAGAAACTCCTATAGTAGATGCCGCAGCCCGATATCGTGCTGTAAATCCAGAGCAAGTCAAAGCACTGATTCGTAATCAAGTTAGACTTAACCAGGATGGCGAAGTAGAAGTATTAGATGATAAAGGTCTCGTTCGCTACGATGACAGCGGCAAGCCCGTAAGTGTGGATAGCTTCGTTCAGTCGTGGCTACAAAGCAATCCGCATTTCGTGTCAGCGGCACCAGCAACAACTAATACTCGTAGCAATGTCAGTGGCAATACTAGTAAGAAGTTAGACATCAGTAAGTTAGATATGAAAAATCCTGAGCACAGAAAAATATATGCCGACTATCGCAAGACAGCAGGCATAGCCTAAAATTCATTAAGGAGAATATATTATGGCAGGTTCAACAACAACCACACTCAACGATCTTTTACCCGAAATTATTCAGGAAGCAATGTTCGTTGCATCAGAGCGCAGTATCATGCGTGGTCTGGTAAAGAATTATACTTTGGCCGCTGGTCAAGGAACGCATGTCAATGTTCCAATTTATCCGATTCAAACAGCAGCCGCTGTAACTGAAGGTAATGAAGTTACTAACACAGCAGTATCTACAAACACAGCACAATTGACAGTTAGCCCAGTTGCTATCCGCACATTGCTAACAGACTTGGCTCGCACATCGGCCGCTAGTAATGTAGTAGCAGATCTAGGTCGCTTATTTGGTGAAGCAGTTGCTCGCAAAATGGACACAGACTTGACAACATTGTTTGGTTCATTAAACGCAGGCTTTGGTGATGGCACTGGTCAAATCACAGTTGCTAGTATCTTCCAAGCAGTTGCTAAATTACAAGCAGCCGCAGTTCCAACAGAAGGTATGGTCTGCGTATTACACCCAGAAATTGCTTATGACTTGAAGGCAGCTTTGACAACAGGTGGTAACACACCATTCCAAACTGGTGGTCCAAGTGATAATGCCAACGAAGCAATGAGAACTGGTTATATCGGCACATTGGCTGGTATTCAAGTATATCAAACTTCAAACATCCCAGCATTAGCGAATCCAGGTGACTTTAATGGTGCTGTATTCCACCGTGACGCATTTGGTCTTGGTATGATTGGTGATATCAGCATTGAGACACAACGCAGAGCAAGTTTCCTAGGTGATGATATCGTATGTTCAGCATACTATGGCACAGGCATTCTACAGAACAACTATGGTCGCTACTTGCAGTTTGACTCAAGCATCAACCCTTAATTGCTAAATTAATCTAAAAGGACTATCACAATGAACAGCGCATTTATATACAGTTATAAAACATTCGTAAGCTTCGCAACTTACGAGGATGTCACTCAGCGTGATAGTCGTGTATTCGAAGCAAACGAAGATTTAACAGAATCCGAGATCAATGATTACTTAGAACAGGCCAGTCAGCGTATCCTAACACAGATAAGAAACACTGGATGGTGGAGAGACTATCAGCGTAGAATGGCACAGATCATAAATCCTAATCTATTACCCGCTGTTAATCCAGATTATATCCTAGCCAGAACGCAGGAGTTCATAGACCTTAATGTGTATTTCGCATTATACGAATATGTATATCCTAGCATTGCTGACTTTGGCAATCCCGATAGCGCAGAGATCGCAAAGATCAAGTTCTATAAGGATTTATATAATGTATTGTTCGACGAAGTTATTGAAGCCGGAGACTGGTATGACTTCAGCGAAAACGCCACGATTGATACAGCAGACAAGATGGCTGCTTTCGTAAATAGAGTTCGAACAAGATGAGAACAGAATTATTAACTTATTTGACAGCACAACTAACTGATTCCATAAGAACCAGTCAAGAACTGCCTTTTCAAGAAGGAACTAATCCACTGTACATGAAGAATGCTCGTAGAGTATATCTTGATGAACCCTATACTGAACAGGACACGCTATTTCCTACACTAGGAACATTGCAGATCAATTCTAGAGTAACTATCGTAAGATGGTTCTTAACCGTGGATGCAAAGAATAGAAACACAGATTTAGATTCAGCTTTGACAATTCTTGGTAGTGCTAAAGATATCACTACCATCACAGGTGTGTTTACACGCTTGTTTGACTATACAGTCACCATAGACAACGATAGGGTTATCTATGAAGGCGAATACAGATTCGCAAATTTAGCATAAGGAAAATAATATGGCATACATATTCCCAGCACCCGGCGTTGCCAATGTTCAAGCAACTCTGACGATATATAATTATGCGTTGTCCAGCGACGCAACAATGAGTATCCCAGCAATGCAAGACATTACCGTTAACAACGCCAATGATCTATTTACTTGGACTCAGTTAGACTCCGGCAGTAAATTAAATGTTGCTACGACAGCAACAAATGGTCTTGACTTGAACATTGTTCTTGATCAAGATAAATTCTTTGGAAAATTCACAACTGTGGCTACCCCGGCTGCGTTACCAGTCAGTGGTATGACTGTTGACGACATATTTTTTACCACATCTACATCTGCTTGGTATAAAGCAACATCAGCAACTGTAACTACCTTGATTACAGGTGGTTCAACAACAGTTAGACCAGCAATTGCCGCAGGCATTTTTGGTTTAAGCAAAGACAAGAGTTTAGTTGATTTTGATTTATACTTGGGCGACACAAGCACAGGCACAGCAGGCAAAACTATTAGTGGTCTTGCTTACATCACTGGCTTGGCTCCAACAGTA